CCTGCCGGCACTGTGTGACCCAGATTGTCCACCATCGTCCAGGTCGTGCTACAGGTAGCTGATACGGCGTCGATCGGCTGGAAGCTGAACAGCTTTGCACCCATGTACCGGAACAGACTCTTCGGTACCTCGGTGGCCAGAGTCTGGATGTCGGCAGCCTCGTTACCAAACGCCTCGATCATCCACACGTCCAGGTTCCCCTCAGCAGGCACCCATCCGGGAACCTTGAGGGCCAGGTAGTCAAAAGCTCGCTGCATCAGATCGCGAGCATCGGTGGTGATCGGGTAGGTGATGTAGCCAGTGCTACTCATTTGACACCTCCACGATGATGTTGGCGATCATAGCGTCGAGCGAACCAACGTCGGTGAACTGAGTGGAGGCTCTCGGCTCGTTCTCCTGCACCTCAGCCTGCATCTGCTCGATGGCTAGGAAGGGTGATTGCTTGATGGCGAAGAGCGGATCGGTGATTCCAAAGTTTGGCACAAACATCCTTGTACCGCGTGTGGTGCGAAGACAGGCCTCGACGCAGTTGGTGACGTCGTCGCCGGTATTCTGCTCTACTACGGCAGCATGCGCTCCGCCGGTGCCGAAGCGGAAGGGCATGTCGAAGTGAGGCACACTGACCATTAGGAGATCCTGACGGGCTGGAGGGACATTATCTGATCAGAGAAACTAGCCGCGTATGTTACGCAATAGTACCCGAGACCAGTACCCTGTGATGCCGGAAGATTGGTCCACTTTGCCTCGGTGTACACACTAGCTGACATACCCTGTACCGTCCACTGCGGGTGACGGAAGCCATTGTCTCCGCCCAGAATCCCGCCCATCTGGATTCCGAGATATGTCATAGATCCGGCAACATTGCCGTTATCAACCTCAGCAACAGCATGTGCAACCCAGTCTCCTGCATGCGGCGGTGTAGTGTACTGGTTCGGACCATACACCCATCCATTCACCGTAGAAGTGCTGAAGCCACCCACGGCAAATCTGTACGGAGAGCCGCCGATAAACTCCCACTTATACGGAGAGGTAGAGTTAGCATTGTACATGAACTGCCACCTCACTCCGACATTCCCGTCTACGAGACAGTTCCAAATGTCGCCGTGTACCGGGTTAGAGGGTGTAGCGTCATAGATGGTGCCGATGGTGACCCTCGGATGCCTGGTACCCGACCAGAAGGCAGCCACCCAGGGTGCGCGCCGGTTGTCGAAGATGATGAGTGCCTGGTCTCCGATCTGCGGCAGCGTCACGTTGTCCTTGGCCATCCAGTTGCACGGACCCCACTTGTGATCCTTGCTGATGTCCGGGATGATGACGTACACCTTCTTGTCGAACCCGGCTGGTGTGGCGGCGATGATGCCGTACCACGTGCCCTGCATCACAGCCTTGCCATGCTTCTGTGCCTCGGGGATCAGATCTGTTATTGTTGCCACAGTCTCACCGCTCCGGCGTAGGGTGGATTGTCCCAGCTGGTAAAGCCATCATCTACGCGCACAACCGCTCCGGTGTGCGGCGCGTCGATCATCGCTCCGTTACCGATGTAGATGCCAACGTGTTCAATGTGACTGGAGTCAGAACCGAAGAACACCAGATCAGCTGGCTTGAGCACATCCGGAGGATAGATGGGAGTGCCGGCGTTGAACTGATCCTGTGCTACGCGCGGGATGCTGATGTTCGCGGCGCTGTAGGCTGCCTGAGCCAGCCCTGAACAGTCGAATGCTACACCAGGCTTCTCTGCACCGTACACGTAGGTGACGCCCAGCTGCTGCCGAGCATAGGAGACAATCTTGTTTTGAACAGAGCCCAGCGGTCCTTCGCTACCGGCGCGTGCTCCACCTGGCTGTGCCTTCTTGTTGCCGGTGTTGCCATCCATGATCTTGGACGTAGAGCTAGTGGTGGGCTCCGGTAGCACCGGCTGCGGCTTGATCATGGTGATCGTGGCGATGTGGTCGTACAGGCTACGGCTGATGTCCTGTACCAGCCACTTGCCATTCACGATCCCGCTGTTGATGCATTGCACCGTGCAACCAGGAGGTGCGCTCCAGCGCGACAGATGCGCGGTGACCGTGACCGTAGCCTTGCGCTTGCCCTCATCGTAGTCGTAGTCGATCCAGTCAATGCCATCGGTGTCCTCGCTGATGACCATGAACGGCTTGCTCGCGAACAGGTCCTTGTCGTCGATGAAGTAGATCACGCCGCTGACGCAGAACGCTCGCCAGTTGACCTCGTCGGCCAGACGCTTGATGCACGTCCAGCTGTCCTCCTTGGTCAACAGCGTCTCACCGATGCTGTCCGTAGACAGCGTGCCCCGCGTGAAGAAGAATGCGCCGGTGCTGTAGTCCGGGATCGTGTCGGGAGCCTGCATGTTGTTGCCACCCGAGACGGTGTACTTCGGATCAACGAGACCGGACTTCACATCCAGGCCATAAGCGTGCACGATCAGGGCAGCTTCGTCGTAGTACTGACCATAGGCATACGGTGTGCCGCTGTGCTGCACACTCTGACAGAGATCGTTATAGCTGATCCCAGGATTGTTCTTGTCGATCGGCTGCGCCGCGTTGAAGAACGCTGCCGCATCTGTAGCCACGTTTCGGGTGGCAGGCCATCCCATAGACCGCCTCTGCTGGAAGACACCGACGCTATCACGGTCACCACCTACTAGGTTGCGGAGTACGCTCTCGTCGATGGCGGTCATGATAGAGCACACAATCACCTTGGTGCTCATCTTCATCGCGACGCCGGTGTTGATGATCGTGACCGCGTTGTCCCACTGCTCTGTGTCCATCGCGACGCTCTTGACCGTCAGGCCGTGAGTATCCTGCGGAGCAGGCGGGGTGATACCCTTGTTGCGATTCTTCTTCGCGTCAGCTTTCGTAGCCTTGTCAGTCTTCACCGCCACCATTGGTGTGCCGTCAGGATTCACGATCACCTGTCCAGGCTGGACATCGCTGACCTCTTGGATGACCTTCAACTCTGGGATCACCCAGGTGAGTGGCACTTCCTTTACCTCACGGATCATGCGGAGCACGAACTCAGCACGCGTCACCTTGCTACGGTCAGCCTGAATGAACGTGTTGTAGTAGCGTAGCACGTTGATCGCCTGATCTTCGAATACCAGGGTCAGCTGTCGCGCCTGCTTCTTGACACCGACCAGCGTGAAGAAGAGACCATCAAGCTCTACGTCTACGTGCCGACCGAGACGACCGCTGTTCTGGATCGTACGGTCTACATCATCCTCTACGATGACCGTCAGCGTGCTCGCACCCTCGATGGTACGCTCGATCGTGGCAGCACTGATCGTGTTGGTCAGATCGATCCCGCACTGGTTCTGCATCTCCAGCTGGAAGTCAAGGATGTCAACGTCATGCTCCAGCGCCTCCAACTGATCGGGCATCGGGGCAGCTTGTAGAGCTATGACTCTGGAGGCAGCGGTCACTTCTTCTTCTTTGTCTTCGGGTCGGGGATGATCAGATCCTGTCCTGCCTTGATGCCAAGGCGCGTGTCAATCGGCAGCCAAGGGTTCGCTTCCATGATGATGTTGAACAGGGACGGATCACCGTAGTGCTTCTGCGCCTCTTGCTTCGCGGTCAGCCCTGAGCTCTTCACGACTTTGTCTCCGCCGCGCGCCGCGTTGAGTACGGCAGGTGACGGCTGCGTGATGATGATCTGCTCATCGATGTACTCGAGAAGATGCACCACTACGCTCTGCCGCGTGCGCCCGGTAATGTGTCCGAAGCGGTACCAGGTGGCGTTGCTGGTGTCCCAGGTCATGTCAGTGATCACCCACCACCGATTGCTGACGGTGAGAGGGAAGGCAGCCCCGATTAGCTTCAGCGTCGGCGGCTGCTTCAGGTGACCAGTAGGCTCGGCCATCTTGATCAGAGTCTGAATGTCAGCCTCCGTATTCCTGTACGGCGTGATCCCGTTGAAGACAATGGGAACATCCATCGTGTACGGGTCCTTGCCCTTCCAGCGCGTGATGCTCGTGCGCTTGGGTCGCTGAATGACCTCCCAGCCACCGTGGCCTCCTGTGATACCGATGGCCGCTGCATCCAGAAGCATCTTGACCCGGTGTCCGGCAGATGAGCTGAACGTCACATAGTGATCAGCTGCAACTTCGCTGCCCAGCCCGTAGCTGCTCATTGCCTAGCCTCCGCATCAGTCACCGCTGTTGCCAGGGCTGTTCCTATCTGCTTGCCATCCAGCATGATCGCCTGCGGGAAGATCTTGATTGTGAAGCCTCCTGCACCGGCTAGGCTCTGCGCGCTAGAGTGAACGCTCGCGCCCGATGGGAGCGCGAGAAGCTCAGGGCCGCGCTCACCTACCATGGCCAGACCACCGGTGATGACGTGGCCACCACCCTGTAGACCGGGGATCGCACCGATGCCTCTACCAAGCCAGTAGCTCGGGTCAGCGTACTTGGCATATGTCCAAGGATGCGTGTACCACGCGCCACCGCCACCGGTGGGACCAGTACCGTGCCCACCCATCATTCCACCGACCACGTTACCGAGTCCGAATGGCAGAATGAAGTTGGCTGCCGCTTGAAGCAGGTTGTGCTTGGTGAACCAGTCGTACACCTTCTGCGCCACCGACAGGATCTTGTTGAAGTTCTCGATCACGAGGATCGTGGCGGCGAGGAACGGTGCACCCAGTCCGATAAGTGCAAGCACCCAATGCTTACGCAGGAAGTCAGCGAGAGCGTTGATCTCATTGTGGAACCACTTCCACCTCATGTACAGAGTAACGACCGCTGCGGCCAGCAGGATGACCCAGCCAATCACCGAGACAAGGTCGAGCGTGACGAAGGCAGCGGTCAGTCCTTCGATCGTGATGATCAGGCCTGCTACCGCCAGGTCTGCTAGTCCCACGACCGCAGCCCACAGCCCCATCGCGAACTCCTGAAGAATCGTCATGAGCGTCGCCTCTTCCGTGGCGACAGCTAGTGCCTCCTGCGAGAACACCAGGGCTAGAGTCTCCCAGATCGCCCAGTCTACAATAGCGTTGTAGATACCCATCGTCACAACATAAGCAGCCAGAGCCGCGTCAGCCACCCATTCGGCAGCAGCCAATCCTCTCGTGACGGCGAGGCGGACTACACCCGCTGCGGCGAGAGCGTACTCGTAACCTTTGGCCAAGAGCAACAGCCCAATGTAGATGCCCATGAAGAAGCTGACGACCTGGAGCGCGTAACCGATGCCGTACTTCGCACCGGGGACACCGAGCACCTTCTCGAGCAACCACAATGGCGTGAGCGCGATCCAGATGGCGGTCGCCAGTGCGGTGAAGTCTTCCTTGATGCCCTCGAGAATACCGCGCAGTGACTCAAGCAGATCCCAGACGATGTGGGTCCTCGGAGACAGACCGGTGTCTACTGCCTTGAAGAAGTCCGTCATCGTCACCGGCTTGCCGCTGTACAGATGCGAGAAAAGAGATTTGTCTGTCGTGGTGAGGAACTTCTGCACCCATCCGAACATGCCTGCGCCGCTGCTTGCGCTCGCCTGGCTGAGCAGGTCCTTGAAGGTTGTGAACGCACCGTGCAGCGTCATCGTGGCCTGCCGGAACGCCGCCATCCTGTAGCCAGGGTGCGTCTCGATGAACTTGTTGATGCCGTCAAGCACCTGCTGCACAGGAACGTTGAGAGATCCGATACGGTGAATCTCGTCGCCGGTAATGTGCAGCAGGTTGTTGAGCACCGGCAGCATCGGGATGCCGTCACGGGACAACTGGTTGACAGCGTAGCCTGTGAGCCTGCCCGAGTAGGCCATGTGCTGGAGCGCGATCGACGCGCGCTGTAGGTTAGCAGGCGTCGCCTTGCCGGCAGCTGACAGAGCGTCAAGCAAGGACTGCAGCGTCTTGTTGGCGGTCGCTACCGGGTCGGTGACACCTGGTGCGTACTTGAGGCCGAAGTACAGCGAGCGGAACGCGGTGGTGACATCCTTGTACTGGAACGGTGAGAACGCAGTGACCTGGAACAGATGCTGTAGCTCCTTGTTCAGAGCTCCTGTGTTCTTGAACACCGGGGCCATAGCCACACTTGCCTGCTGCATGGCGCTCTGGTAGTTCCATCCCAGCTTGACCACGGCAGCGCCGGCAGCTACCAGTGCCAGTGTTCCGGCGTACACCATGCGACGCCCGGTGAACGTCGCCTGGTTGAAGATCTCTTCCTTGCGAGCAGCGGTGACAGCCTTGTCTCCGGCTAGCGCTGTCTGGATGCCTAGCTCTCTGAAAGCAGCCGTCTCAGCCTCTACACCCGCGACCACCTCACGCCAGCCCGTGAGGATGGTCTCGAGGATGACTGGATCAACAGGCGGCATTACTTCCCACCAAACATCTTGTTGAGGATCTTACCGATCTCGTTTGCGTGTAGAATGGCGCGCTCTTGATCCAGCTTCCGCTGCAGTTCTCGGGCAGCGATAGCGATCCGCTGCATGAGCTCGCGCTTGAGAGGATCCCTGGTCTTGAGAAAGGCCATGGGATCCATCCCGAACACAGCGATGTATGCAGCGGTTTCAATCTCAGCACGCCCTACAGGTTTCCCCCTTGGTCCAGGAACTCGGCGGTTGCGTCGATGGTAGTGTCACCCATCCACCGGCCCAGGATCAGGGTGTGTTGCTGAACAGCGATCATGTTGTTCCCGAACAGCGCCATCACGCAGGAGCGTGCCGGATTGTTCGGGTCGATCTTGTCGTCGAACTTGAGTGCTCGGGCAAGCTCGACGTCATAGTTGTACAGTGGCAGTTCGATCTTGTCACCGTTGTTGCCCTGCTGCGCGTAGAATCCCAGACACGCGGCGATCATCGTGTCGATCGATGCGTACAGGATGCGCTCATACTGCTGGCTCTTGCGGAACTCACGCTGCACCTTACGGCCGATGCTTGCCATCTCCTCACCGCCGAGCAGCCTGTACTTCACGTACATCGTGACTCCGCTGTCCCGACCGTAGCCGGGGATTGGGATGAACGTCTCCCTTTCAGTAGCAAGCTCATCCCTCTCCTGTGCGAGCATGTCGAGCAGGCTGCTCGTCTCTTCAGACGGCAGCCCGCTCGCAGCATACTCCGAGGTCTCACCCAGGTTGGGCTGATCCTCGAGATGTTCTTCGGACATGCGCTCCCTCCTTGAGGATCCCGCTATGAGACCGTCGGGAACCCTGTGATGGTGAACTCCAGTTCGACCAGAGCCGCTGTGGACTGCTCCGAGTCGAGCGGTGGCGGAGTGACCTTCTTCAAGATGCCGCGATACGCGATCGGCTTCCCGAACACGTTGCCGTTGATGTCCAACGGCTGACGGCTGATCGTCGCCTGGGACTTGCCCGCAGCGTTGATCCACTCCTGGATGTGCAAGTGATCGCGCTCGAGACGATACAGCCTCGAGAGCACCACATTGGCGGTTGTCCGCCGACCACCGAGCGACACGGGATCTGCCATGCCGCCGGGGTAGTAGTTGGTCGCATCTGAGTCGACCTCGCCACCGGTCCACTTGTCCCAGACACCGTAGAACTGCATCTTGCCTGTTGCGCGGTTCTCGATGCTGCAAGTGATCCGGTGGGTATCTTGACGAGTGGGTCCTCCGGCCATGCTAGCTCACCGCCTGGGTGATCGGGGTGTTCACGATGAGGATCGTGACCAACTCCGCGAACGGTGACGGGCGCACAGCCACGACCGCGCGGAGTTGGTTGTCCGCGACCGTAGCTGGCGTGTTGACGCTTGGGCCGGTATCGACATTGAATGCCTCCTCCGGCGTGCCACCGTAGATCTGACCAGACGACCAGTCTGCCTGGCACAGCGCCGCGAGCGCGGCACCGTAGTCAGAGAACACGCTGCCGGCACCATCGATGGGCACGAACATGAACGTCTCGCCGACTGCCTGACAACGGGCACCCAGGCCCATCAGGTAGCGACCATTGCTGAAGTCCACCCATGACGGATTGCCGACCGGGTTCGCGAGTGAACGGTAGCCGTAGTTCCTGTAGCCACCGAGCATTCCTCGGATGACGTTGACCCCGGACCCGTTGAGCGTCTGCCTCGACAGATCCGACCAGGGCACCTGTGACAGCCCGATGGCCGAGTTGAGAACACCGGCCTCACCAGCAGCCGGGTAGTCCGGGTTGTGCAGCACGTCGTTGCGGGCGATGAGCCCCGCGATGGCGCAGGATGGCGGCACGATCCGCGTTGTGCCGGCAGTCGCACCAGGCACAATGATCCACGGAGCGAACGACGCCGCGTACTGCCCATAGCCGCTGGCGGCGGCTGCGGCAGCGCCGGACTGCAGCGTTGCCTGTGTTGCGGTGTCCACCAGATCGATCAGCGCGACCCGGTTGTTGGCAGCCGCATGCGATGCCAGCTGCTGTGTCCCAGCCGTTGTCGTCCTGCCCGGAGCGAGCACCTGGCCGGGTCCGAGCGCAGGGACGAACGTGTTGAGCGCGTTCAGCCACTGAGCATCCGTGACGTTGCCACGGTCGTCGTTGCCGCCGGTGAGCGCGACGGCTGCGACCAGTGCTGGCGGGTTGGTGCTGCTGCCAAGCGCCACGGTGAGGTACTGGCTGTAGGAGTTGACCCACGCGACAGCGTCGGCCTGTGTGACCAGGTCGTACGATGTCTCGAGGATGTTGTTGCTGGCATCGGTGACCTGGATTGCATACCCGGTCACCTGCCCCGCGATGATCCCGACCTTGATGTTGTTGCCCCATGCTCCTGGGGAGTCGGCCGAGAGAACCAGACTGGGCGCTGCACCCGCATCGTTGTACGTATGCGCGGCAGACGTCGCTGCTGGTCCGACGACACGACCGATGTACGCGGCATTCCCTCCCTCGCGGAAGAAGATGTCCACGGCATCCCACAGGATGCTGTAGGTCACGCGCCCACCGCAGAGCGATGTGAACTGATCCAGGCTCTGCACCAACGTCGCGGCGTTGGTTGCTCCCTTGTCACACATGCCGGCGATGAACGCGACGCCTGTGTCGGTCGGAATGGAGCGAGGCGGAACTGACGTCTGAACGGCGACGACTACGCCAGGACGCGTCATTCCTTAGCTCCTTCCTTCTTCGTTGATGGCTCTGCTTCTGCTTGCTGCACCTCTGTCCCAGAGATGGAATCCTCGTAGTCCTGCAGGTTCACGATGATCCCCTCGTTGAGCAGAGTCATGTTGTGCTCGTCGGTAGCCTGCTCCGGTGTGAGTTGGAAGATCTCGCCGATGCCCACCATGCGGCCGTCTCCAAGACTCACCACGTGCAGGTCGAGATTCCTGTAGTCCTCGGGTTGCCCTGAGGACTTCGTTTCCGCTTTTGGTGTTGGCGGCATTAGTCCTCCATGATCTCGACTGTTGCGATTACTTCCTCGGCCAACGGCCACTCGCTGCCCGGCTGATCAGGCAGCGGATCGGTGGTCTTCGGTCCACCGAACCTGTTGACGACCCCAGCGACTTCGATCTCGAACACAACCTGACCGGCGCTAATCGTCTGGTCGTCCGTAAATGAGAAATGTGGATCGTAGCTTTCGTCCAGCCACCAGCTGCCATCCGCGAATCCACCGAGAGATTGCTGCTGTAGCATGATCGTGCGGCAGATGGCGGTGTAGATGCGACAGATCTTCATCGTGTCCTTGCGATCCTTCGCGGTACAGAACACGCCCACGCCGACGTTGAAGAATGCCCGGAAGGAACCGTCACCCTCCTGCATCGGTGCGTGGCGATTACTCAGCCCTGGGCTCACGCACACAATGCTGGGTAGCTGATCGGCTGCTTCCTTGTCCAGCTGGTTGACCTTTAGGTACGCGCGAGGCATCGGGTGTACCGGCACGGTCTGATTGTTGGGGATCAGACCGGCCTGTAGCTCGTACTCCACGAGGTAGGTGTAGAACCATTTCTCGAGGGTGTCAAGAACAGCCTGTTCGAGATCATCGGCAACAGCTATGGCATCAAAGATGCTCATGGCGTCCTGTTCCATGCCGCAACGAGATACTCACTACAGACCTGAGCCATCTCCCGGCGGTCCCTCATCGTGAACTTGATGAATGGACGGTGCGCCTGCTGCGTTGCTGCGTAAGGCAGATCCGACTCGATCTCTACGGAATGCGGCCCAACACGAAGACGCTGGTGATCAGCGCCGGGGATCGTGAATGCCTCGTACAGACGATGGCGCGCAAACCCGATGCGAGGATCCCAGCCCATGCGCTCTTTGCGCAGAAGCCACTCGGTCGTGAGCGCTGCCCAGGAGCCACCACCACGACGCCCACCGCTCAGGAAGGTTGCCTTGATGGCTCCCATCATGATCAGCATAACCTCTTCCATCGCTGGCTGCATATCCGTAGCAGCCTCAGCGAGATGCTCATACCGCGCTATGGCGGCATCGAGGTTATGTGTTCTGATCCAGAGCCGCATTACATCTTCTTGGTCAACCAGTCGGGATACGGATCGGGGAAGCCTCCGAACGATGCACCAAGACCGGGACCAGCCGCAACCGGACCCATCTCACCGCCGTCAATGACGGTGATCAGCTGCTTGCTGAGAAGTGGTACCTCTGTCTCGTAATCCTTCTCCAGCTGCGGGTAGATGCTGCGCCCAGTGTTGACCTGCTCACTGTAGTACGCAAGCTCGATCTGCATCGCTGCCCTCACGGCGATGAGGTTGCCCACGTCGTCATACATGCTGTCGGGGATATTGTCCCCGAGCACCTTCGCCACGTCAAGTGCAGCCTGCCCGATGATGGCGGCGCAGTCGGTGGCGGTGGGCACTGTGTCGGTGGTGAACGTTCCCAGCTGATTGCCATGCGAGTCTCTCGTACGCGAGAGGATCTTGAGCGCCACGTCGCGCACGGACGGCAACCACGGCTCTTCGGCCTGTGGGATGTTCTGAATGGGGTCGGAGATGACAACGTTGCTGTTGACATCCAGGAAGGTGATCCTGTACCAACCACCTTCATCGATCGTTGCCGTGTCCGTGGTGAAGCTGCGCGGTGACGGGTCTGACGGATCGAGATCAACTGGGTGAAGGTCTTGAGTGTCAATGAGCGTCCACGGACCGGTGTCCGCAGTTGACTCCTCGATGTTGATCTTGATCCAGGGAATGCCGTCAAAGCGTGGAGTCGGCAGGTAATCTGAGAATGTGACAACGCTCATTCAACCCTCCCTGTAACGGTCGTCTCAACGTCTCCTGCCAACCCTCTCACAGTGCCTTTCTTCAGGACTATGAAATCACGGCTCTGGACATCTCCCCTCGAACCCAGTCGGACTAGACTGCCGTCTAGCCCGCGCGTGATCTTACCTGATTTCAGCGCACCGAGTATGGTCGGCGGATAATGCGCACCCTGCTCGGAAATCGTTCCGGCATCGCTGTCAAAGACTTGAGACCACAGCGCGGCGAAATCAAGTCCGACAAAGACCTCCGAAACTGTGAATCCAAAGCCGTTTGTCTCGGTCGCAATCCCACTGTCAAGTACCGTCAGAAGTACCTGAACAATACCGTTGTCAATCCCTGTTGCAGCATCGGCTGCAAAGTACATTGAAGTCGGGATCTGAGACTGGTCTGCACCGCTGCCGACATCAGCGCTGATGAGCAGAGCCTTGAGGACTGGCACCTCAGCGGTAGACCCGGCATCCGTGGCCGTGATCAGACCGATGATCGTGCTGGCCGTCTCTGTGCCGGTGCCGGTGTCTGTGTCGGTTTTGAAGTTTTGCGTCTGTAGCGTTCCGGTATCAGCACCAGCGCCGGCATCCGCAACAGGGATCTGCGCGGTGAGAGTGACGACGTCTGTACCTGTACCCGAGTCTGTCGCATACGTTTGGTCGCCAGCAGACTCGGTGATCCCCGCATTCGTGTCGCTCGCAGAGATCTGGCTGACGAGAGTTGTGCTCTCTACGAGCGTAGCGGAGTCAGCCGCAGGAATCAGAGCCTTGCCTACGCTGGCAACTTCAGAAAGACCCAGCCCGGTATCTACGCCACTGACGGTAGCGCCAGCCTGCAGAACTTGAGTGTCAGATCCGATACCGGCATCAGCAGAGGTGAGCGGATAGACATATGCAGCTGTCTCTGTGGTCGTGCCATTCGTGTCCGCGCTCGAGACCTTGACGACAACGGTGGCGGTATCTGTACCAGTAGCTACATCCGCAGATGCAGCACCAGGGTAGACCAGTTGCGTTGCCTCGGTGACCGTCCCATTGCCATCAAAGGCCGCAACCGGGATCGTGACTGCTACAGACTCGACCAGGTTGGGCAGAGGTATTGAGCTCTGCGGGATAGCGTTGTATGTAGAGTAGCGTATGGGTATGGCGTTATAACTTGAGACCGATGCGTTGAGCAGGTTGTAGCTGCTGACCTTGTCCGGCTCATAGACAACGATCTGAGTGTTGCCGAGAACGTAGCTCGCACTCTCTGTGGTCGCACCATTCCCGTCCGTGTCCCCGGTGTGTGATGCGAACTGTGCCGATTCTGTTGCTGCAGCATTCGTATCCGTGCCCGGTACCTTGGCAACAACGGACGCTGACTCAGAGATCGCACCCGCATCAGCTACGGTTGCCAGTACGATCTTGGTGATAGACGCTGACTCGGTAATCGCTCCATCGGTATCAGCACCAGAGATCGGCGTCGGTGTCTGTACTGTAGCAGACTCGGTAGTCGTCCCATTGACGTCTGTATCAGAGATCGGCGTCGGAGCATACAGGGTGATAGACGGTGTAAACAGCGCTGTTGCCGGTGTTGTGATTGCACCGCCGGTAGTGTTCGGATACTCAGTCGTACTACCGTAACCAACCGACCAGTTGTACGAGGTGGCCATGCCCTGTGTCCCGTGCATCCAGAGCTCGCAGACGAGTACGTCACCATCCAGGATTGCAAGCGCAGATGTGTTCTGGAATCCAGAGATGTTCCAGGTTTCACTGGTGCCCACGCCAACAGATCCTCCGGCAGTCACCGTGTCTAGTAGCTTGCCGACAATGGCACCCGTGCTCGGACGCCAGATGTACACGACCGGATAGCTAGGGAAGACACCCGACGCATTGCTGTTGGAGACGAGGAAGCCTCCGGCAATGCCGGTGAGGCCAGTCCCAGCCGGGATCGTCTGCGCCGCAAGCGGTGGCGAGATGAACCTACGGAACCAGATGTTCTGCGTAGCGGTCTGTGCGAGCGATGCTCCGGCAACAAGTGTCTGCGCGCCTGTACCCTTGGTGCCGTCCATCGTCCGGTTGGTGCTCGCGCCGGACACCGTGACACCCGGTGATGTCGCTGACTGAGAGGTCGCCCCAGGATACGTGCCCGATCCTGAGAAAGTAGCATCGTGCAGATACCACTCGGTCAGCGCGACCATTTACCTACTCGCGAGCGGTATGATCTGTAGTGGGCAGCAACCGTTGAAACCAGGAGCCACGGGTGTATCTAGGTGTGACTCCGTGATGATACCATCATCTACCAGCTGCTGAAGATGATCAGGATCGTCGATCTCCGTGCCGTCCGCCAGGACTGCCCCGACCATGCAGTGCCCCTGGCGGGCGCACGTTCCCAGAACCTCCCACCGCAAACCATCGGTGCGCCAGTAGCGGACATAGTCCTTCTTCTGTTGCTCGATGAAGACGTCGGGGTCAGCGGTGGGCTTCAGTTGCGGCATGGCTACCTGATGGGCGGAGGCATCATCGTCGGGGCCATGAACGTACCGGGCGCAGGCGGTGCGGGCGGAGTGCCTGCCTGCGCAGTGACCATCTGCCTGTTGGCGGTGATCGTCACGAAGTCGGTGGCCTCGTCACCACCGAGAGCCTTGAGGATCGCTTCTGCCGCCTCGGTGGCAGACATGCTCGGCTCCTCGTCAATTCCCAGCAGGACCTGAACTGACACTTGCATGTTCCCTCCTGTTGTTGGTAGACTGCTGCATGCGCGTGATCAGGTCGGCCTCGAAGTTGTCTGCGAATGTATGCAGACCTGCGATCCCGAACACCGCAATCGGCTGCTCCGGCGTGAGTTCGCTGACGACGTTGCCTTCATCGTCCACTTCCTGCACAACCGGCACAACCATGAACTTGTACGTGCGAAACTCACTCACTTCGCTCCCTCCTCACCGGGGTCATTGATCAAGCGATATCCTCCATCAACTTTCTCGGTGGCACCGTCATCGACGCCACCCGTAACCTCGATGAAGAGATGCTCGCGCTCCAACAGCCCTTCGTTGTATAGCTCTGTAAGCACCTCCGCTACATCCTCAGCGTTGATCAAGCCTGCTGCCACGAAGGCGCTGGCGTTCGGGAAGATGTAGTAGAAGGGTGACTGACCCCTCAGAACTTCCAAGACCATTTTTCTCAGGATGGGATCGCTCACGTCTTGATGATCTTGTTCGCGGTGACGTAGCTCGGTGAGTCTGTGCCTCCGACCGCTACACCAATCGTACCAGCGATGGCAGGACTCGATGAGTTGTTACCGACTCCTCCGTTGATCGCAAGTGCACCTTGTGTGACGTCGTAGACAGCGATCCCGGTTCCATTGTTATTGATCATGCCCACCGGGCTCACGCTGTACGAGCCGGATGCTGAGGTCGAGTATCCCATGCTGTAACCGCCACCAGCCGTCGAGTACTGCCAGGACTGGACGGAATGTCCGTGTCCTGGGTCGCTGACGTTGTGGTAGTGGTTCGGTAGCGTAAGGCTGTGCGCATGCGCGTGAGTCGGCAGCGTGAGTCCGTTCGTGTGGCTATGCTTCGGAGTCCTATTCGCCAAAGCAGCACCATCATTCAGACCGAGGGCATTCACGCTGGCATGTCCACCAGATGCCATCCCGACGATCACGCGCCCACGCAGGTCGGGGAGGTTGAATGTCGTCGAGCCGTCACCTGCTCCATAGGCAGTTCCTAGGATCGCATACAGCGCTGAGTACGTCGTGCGCGAGATCGCGCTCCCGTCACACAGCAGGAACCCTGTTGGCGCTGTTGCTCCGAACCAGTCAGCGCCGGCACCAGTCGGGACACCGCCGACCTGTGCCCAGGGATTCCAGGTGCTACTGTAGAGGTACCGCGTCCAGACTTCATTGGAGTAGAGGCCATAGGCTATTTGCTTACCGTAGCCGTTGCTACCCCACATGATGACCTGGTACAACCACTGGCTCGTGGAACTCGGCGGCTGATTCGCGATACTGTTTGCATAATACCAACCGCTCGTCTGAGAATTGTTCATGTCAGACGGCTCGTACGCAGCATATTGCTTCAGCTGTGGTGGCAGACTCGCATTTGTGATGCCACCGCTAGCCTGAAACTGCCCATCAGTTATCAGCAAGCCAGCGCCACCGCGATACAGATTGGTGTCCTGCGCGCTGCCGCCACCTGCGCTCCAAACCATTCGACCATCGGCACCCATGATCCACACATTGGTAGTGTCTGAGGCTCTCTTCATCGCGAAGTAGTAGCCATCGCTGGCCATGTTCTGTACCATGATGGCCGAGTAGCCACCTGTACGCGACTCGTTGATGAAGACACGCTGTGTCGTCCAAAGTTCGCCGGAAGTTATAAGACAGTTCGGCGCTCTACGGGCAAGGGTTGTGTCCGGAGCAGTTGATCCTCCGGTTCCCCACTGAATCGTACCGTCATACATCACGGCCCACCGTGGCTGCGAATCTCCCAACACCCGATAGTAGAACGGCTGGTAGGCACCACCAGAAGTTGGAACCTCAGCGTGGAAGGCAAACGAGCCGTCACCACTCGCAATGATCCTGGCATTTGTCTGCAAGATCTGGGCCGCATAACGATACAGAGACGTGTCATAGGTAAAGCCGATACCGCAGAACTGGTGACCGTTGAAGTCGTAACCAACCCCAACAACGGGAGCCGTCCCGTTGTCATTGAAGATGCCATAAGTGAGCGCACGAAGAACTCCAGCTTCAAACGTACCATCTGTTTGGAGAGAACCCGCCGCCGCGCGATACAATTTTGTGTCCTGCGCTGCGTTACCCGGTCCCCACTGCGTGTAACCGTTCACATCAACCCCGAAGCGGGCATAAGATTCGCCAGACACTTGCGAAGTAACCACGGCCCCGGTGACGCTCGCGGGTGCATACACAAACCCTGTCCCACCGCGAGAGGCAAAGCCGCCGTCGGTCGCCAGGTAGTTTGCAGCGATGCGATAGAGGTTGGTATCCGAAGCTACAGCACCAGTACCCCAGTTCATGTCGCCGTTGATCCCCATGTGGAACTTAGGTTGTGAAGCTGCAGCTACGTCATAGATGTAGAATGGCCAAACGGTATTGTCAGCAGTGATTCCTAACGCTGTCGGTTGACCACCCTTGCCAACCTGCAGCGTCTTGGTAGCAACTCGACCGAAAAATGTGTCCCAGGTGTTACCAGCCCCACCTTGAGCAGCATCGGAGAACTCAATACCATTCGACCCAAACCTGAAGTAGTCGTGGTTATTGGCGATGGCGTAGATACGCAAATACCCGGGAGCAGCGTCAGCATCCTGTGAGTAGAGTCCCCAGCCCTTTGTCTTCGCCGGGTTGTTGAAGAACTCTATCCCTGCGCCACCGTTCTGAGTCGAGTCCCAGCGCAGAGAAAGGTAGGGCCAGGCACCCTCATCGGTGAGCAGAATGTCGGAGGCAGTACCGTCGTAAGCGTAGACACGCACATCGGCGTCCATCCGCAGCGTATTGCCGGACGGATCCCTGTATATGGGGATGTCAGCCCAACCAAACTTCTGTGTGTTGCTGAGAATGAGATCGCCGGAAGCGTTGAGCCGCACGTAACCGTTCGGTACGTTCGGCAGTGGGATGGAGCTATCGACCTTGGTCGCCAGAGCCTGCATGTCCGTGGCGACATTGGGAGCATCCGTCCCGACGGGATACGGGATCGCGTAGTTAGGAGTCGATCCTGGCACCATTCCTCCTAGAAGCGTTGCGAGGGACCCCTTGCGGCGAAGGGATCCCCCACAACCTCACGAGAACGTGACCTGTGCCGTCAGCGTCCATGTCCCCGATGACTTGGTGCCTAGCGCGGCGACCTTGCGTTGCAGGTTCGTCGTGCCGTTCAGGAACCCTGCCCCAGAAGCGGTGGTGGCGCCAGCCGCAATCGACCACTCCGCCCAGACGTAGTTCGCCTCTGTACCGGCGAAGTCTGACTGGAAGCTGACCGTCTGGTTCGAGCGTGACGGATATGTCGCGTTCATCGCCTTGTAGAAGCGGTTGGTCGCAGCCTGTAGTTCCGCCTGCGTTGCCGCCTCAGCGGTGTTGCTGTCGCCGACACCGGTGAAGGCATTGGCGTTCGACCACGGGTTGCCCGCCACCTGGTTCGAGAGAACGGTGGCGATCATGGTCATGTCCATCAGCCGCTGGATGCCCTCGTTGAGTAGGAGGTTGCCGTCGACCTCCTTGACAACCTCTGCCTCGCCGATCACCTGACGAAGCAGATGCGACCCGATGTCGATGCCCTTCGGCAGCCAGAGCTTGCGGCGAGCGAACTCGCACGCCTCCTCTGACCACTGCTCGCAGATCCAGTGAGTGGTTCCGTTGCGCATCACGTCTTGTCACCACCCGCACCGGCGTCCTGTGCCTGGATGTTCTGGATCGCTTCCGCGAAGACGGCGAGCTCCTGCGGCACTTCCTTGCCCTCCGACTCCAACTGCGTGACGAGTTGCTTGGCCTGTTGGGCAAGACCGTACACGGTGGGCTGCCCAGGATCGACAGCGCGGTGCGCGGGATGAAGCTCCGCGTCCGTGTCTTCGCTGATCGATCCCCAGTTGAGCAACTCGTCGATCATGTCGCTGGCCGACGTGAGCCCCTCGTGATCGGGCATTGCCTCTTCGGCCAACTCCACCGACTCCTCGAAGTCAGAGCGGGGGATCATTTGCCCTGGGACGTATGCCCTCCCGTTCCCATCCAGGAACGGGAGGTTCACATACGTCAGAGCCTTGTACTCGTCGGCCATCGTCTACCCTGAGGCAGCCGACATCTTGGCCTCGAGACGATCGACGACGCCCCGGCGCGGCTCGTTGTCCGTCGCCAGGTTCTCTGCGTCAAGGACCTTCTCGATGCTGTCGAGGTCGTCACCTGCCAGGGCCACCGTCTGCTCGACGTTGAGCTTGTGGTCCTTGATGTAGTCGGCCATCTCGTCGACCGACATCTCACCGGGGTTGCTCTCGCCATCGGCCGGCATGATCTGCCCCTGCGCCTGCAGACGCGGTGCGGTGTTGCCGCGATTGCGAAGAGAGAACACCTGATCGGCATCCGTCCCAGCGTAGGTGCCGGCACGGATCTCGTCGGCCTCCTCGTCTGTGTAGAATGCGTCCAGGTCCTCACCGCGCTTGACGTAGTCCTCGTTGGTGATGTCCACGTCGTCCCCGGCGATGTTGATGCGCTCGGTGAGCACGTCGGGACCGCTGGGATCGACAGGATTGGGCGTCACCTCGAACCATGTGAAGAGACGATGCTTGATGATCTTCTGCGTCATCGCTCCTCCTAGGTGAGTCCGGTTGCCTTCAGGACCGCGAACCCGTTGTTCGCGTACATCACAGGCCGGACGCTCGACTGGACCCACGTCTGCTGCTTGCCGTTCGGGTCGCGCCAGGTCTCCGTGCTGAGCGGTGCCTCGATCCGCATCTCGCCGACCTGACCCTCGGCCAGCGCGTATGCGCTGCCGGCAGTCATGCGGTTGGTGACGAACAGATCGATGTCGTACGAGTCGAGCAGGGCACCGAGCTTGTCGCCGTAGATGCCCTCGAGATTGAACATCTCTGTGGGGTTCATGATCCACAGGTTGTAGTCCATGTCCATCTCGTCCTGCTCCGCGATCAGATCCGCCTTGGCGAAGTCCCTCGCCGGAAACAGCGGCCAGTTGGATCCTGCGGCATACGTCGTGTTGACACTGCCCCAGCTGACGCCGGTGAACGTGCGCGAGTTTGCGGTGATGAACGCCTCCAGGATCTGGACGCCGCGCTGGTTGATCTTGCGCACGATCGTGTTGCTCAGCTGACGCATTGCCTTTGTGAACTCCGAGATCAGGTTGCGGTCTCGGGTTTCGTCGAGGAAGTAGAACTTGCCTCCCCACTTCTCGACGACCGCCGCTGCAGGAGCGCGACGGCTGAAGCTGACGACCGGGAACTCCGATCCCGGCTCCACCCGCTGAACGTCGCGGTCCATGTAGTAGTCCGGTGTCACCACCAGATCATAGACCACGGCTCCGCCGGTGACTCCGCCCGCTGACGTGAACACGCGGTCCACGAAGAACCGCTGCCTTGTCAGATCGAGCACCATCGGCGTCAGCACCCGCGTGGGGTTTTGAAGCGCGATGTCGATCGAGAACACGGTCCCCGTGATCGTCGGCGGTCCCAACGGATTCATCACGGCACCCGGATACGGCGCAGCAGCGACTGCGGGAGGACCCTCCCACCGAGCAGCAATGAACTGCTCGGCATCGCGGAAGCGCATCCGCTCGAACTCCGGATCCATGCGACCCTCGGCGACGAGCGTCGCCATGGTGTCGTCGCATACCATGACACGAGGGCCGTGGTCGATCTGGAGAACGGCAGGCTTCGTTGGCCTCATCCCTACCTCCCTTCTACGCCTTGACAGCCGGGTTGAAGGTGTAGAGCTCGACGACGACGTCGACGCCCGCAGCCCCGGCGGCACTGCGAGCCTTGCCCACAACCACCTTGCCGGATGCCGGCGCGGCGGTGATGACACGTCCCTGTGCGTCCGACTGCAGCAGGTCGCCGATGGCGACTGCCCCGCCGGACGTAATGGGCAGAACCGTTCCGTCACCGTCGATGATGACAGCCTTGCCGTTGATCGGAACGTCCCAGCTGATGACACCGCTGACCTCGCCACCGGCCACCGGAGCGACAGGGACGACCATGTTGCCACCGTCGTTGGCGGCCAGCGGGTCGGGTGCCAGAGCCGGACCTGAGCCCTGGTAGCCGGTCTTGGGACCGGCCAGGGTCTTGCCCGTCATGGCGTACCCAGCGTGCACCGTGACCTTCTGGGTGTACGCACCCTCGAAGTAGGTGATGCACTCGTTGTTCACGCCATCACCGCCTTGTGTAGTGCCCGTCGGCAGCGATGCGCGAACGCCGCATGCCACCCGCCGAAGCGGCGACCGCTGCGTCCTGCTCCTTCTGCGCACGGACCTCGGGGAACAGCTGAGCAGACCACTCGCTCACCTGATCCGCTGACAGAGCGTCTCCCTCCTCGCCATTGCCGCCAACCGCCGTTGCGCGAAGCTCGACCGGGATGAGACCGGGCTGCAGAGACGCAAGCGTCTCCTCACCCTTGGGATCGTGCTCCAGGTAGTTCAGCCAGTGATCCTTGCTGGCCGGAGCGATGCGACCGTCCTTCATCGCAGCGGTCACCAGTTCGTCACGCTTCTCCTTGCGGCGCTCCGCAATGAAGTCACGCGACTCGTTGGTGGCTGCGACAAGGCCGTCGTACTGCGCCTTGTCCACCAGGACTGTTCCCGGAGGAAGTGCGCTTGCCGCCACAGCGGCAGGAGCCACAGGCTCTGCCGGAGGAGCGACAGGCTCTCCGATCGGCTCGTCCGCCGGTGTCGGCTCGGCAGCAGGCGGTGTTGGCACCTGCGGCTCGATGATGCCGGCAGCGGCATTGAGCTCGCGGAGGGTCTCCTGGACCTGCGCGTCGGTTGCTTCCTCCGGCAGTCCCAGGCGATCGCGGATCAGCTTGGGATCCATCGAACCTCCTGTGTCGGGTTGCGGGATGCTCTCATCCCTTGTGTTCCAGCTGGCGGCCACTTCCCTGCCTACCGCCAGTGTCGCTGCAACGTACGAGGCAGCAGCCTTGTACGCCTCGACCGTCTCGGGGATGTAGTCGATGCGAACCGGCTGCGGATCGCCGAAGCTGACTGCTCCCTTGTCCGACGAGAAGGACAGCTTGTACAGCTGACCGGACTCGTCATCTTCCACAACGAGTTCGTTCGGGTCCATCAGCACAGCCTGAACCCACCACCAGTTCTTCTCTGGATTGGCTGGAACGTACTCGCCATAGAAAGCTCTGCGCACGTCGTCGAGATTCACCGACGCAGCAGTCTTGCCAAACAACCTCATTGGATCGCCTCCTTGCAAGAGCGCCGGGTCGATGGTAACTCCATCCGGTATCTCTTCGCCGTAGAACTGAGGAAGATCCTCAAGTACGGAGATGCCCGGCCACTGTACGCCGAGCAATGAGCAGGCAGAGATCACGAAACGCCACCGCTTGCCCATCTGACTTTCCAGTTGCTGTCCCTCAGGTGCGAAGGCAGGCACATTACTGTACCCCTCTACCGAGCGCGAGGGATAGGCTGCCGGCATGATGTCCGCCAGCCACTTGGGAACGCCGACATAGTCAGCGTACACCGTCGTGCCGTTATCCGACAGACGGAGATTGGTTGCAACGCCGAAACTCGGTGAGCCATCGAAGACCTGGGCATCGTTGAACCGAGGATCGATATGACCGATCTTCAGGCGCGGACGAGGAACGCTGCTGTCCTCGTTCGCCGCCATCACGGCATCACGCAGGTCCTCTGGGGTGAATGTCCTTGGCCCTGTGCTCAGCGGGTACTCCACTCCGGCGTGCAAGATCGGCACGTTTGCTACCGTGACAAGTGCTGGCGCAGACGATGCCATGACATCAGGCTTCTTTCCCAACCATCTGCGGAAGGAAGCTCTGATAGTCGCAGGGGAACCCGAGGAGGGAGCACCCGACGGGTCCCCTGCGGCCTGTGTCCGTTGCAGGGGTTGTGTCACACCCGCACCAGGAGGAACGGGTTGTGCAGACTCTGGCAACTCCCCTCGCGGTGGCACAACTTGCCCAGGGGCAAGCTCCTGCGGCTGCCGTGGTACACCAGGACCGACGATGATGTTCGGCCTCGGTGTGCTGCGGCTCGGCAGCTGGTACTTGTAACGGATGGCATTCTCCAGTTCCTCGTCCACGATGATCACGCCACGTTGAACTAGGGTGGCTAGCTGCTCCACGCCCAGGCTGTCTTCACTCGTGCGCTCCCACGTGATCTTCGGGACAAACTCCTCGTCCTCGCCGTAGTTCCAGTCGACAATGTCTTCGATGATGTGCTCGTTGGTGATGTCGCAGTACCACTGCGCGATGTGGCGCTGCGCGACGAGGAAGAAGTCTTCAAACGTCTCCCCCAGCGCGTAGCTGCCGACATGCGCCCCACCCTGGGCCAGATTGGCGAGCATCAGCATGAAACGACGAGCCATGCTTTCGTCGTATCGCTTGATCGTTGCGTCGATGTCGGAACCGGAACCCTTGGCGATGTGAAGCGAACTGCCATAGGGAACAGCGCCACCGGCGGTCTCGCCGATGCGGAACTGCTGCATCATCTGGCCCAGGTCCTCAATCTCGGTCATCGTTGCACCTTGAGGACCTACGGCATATGGTACACCGCCGGCACGCTCGTGGTTGATTGCCTCCACTCGCATCAGGCGGTCCTTCAGCACCCAATCCTTGAAGCAGTCGCGCATCATGCTGCGACCGTGCCAGTTCATCCCTTCCATCTGGAAGATGTAGCCGGTGAGCCGGTCAACCGGGATCGGCTCGGCGAATGAGGACAGCGGTGGGTTTGCTGACAGGAACGAGTTCCTACTCGCCCACTGCACCACATTCACGAGGCTGCCATCATCCTCGACGTTCATCTGCGCGATCGTACGAGGCATGATCGGGAACATCCTACGCAGACGCCACTTGCCATCCACCACCTCACCGTTCTGCTCGAAGAACATGTGACCGTAGATAACGGACAGCATGGACTGCAGGACAAAACGTGGATGACTGAACCTGCCCTTCAGCCGTCCTTGCGGCTTGTGATCCTCACCCATCACCGGCAGGTTGAGATCCTGGCTGATCTCTTCAACGAGCGACGCGCGAGAGCCATTCGGGTCAATCACGAACCGCAGCTGGCTGATCCCCCACATCACGGACGTTAGTAGGGCAGCCAGCTGCGAGTCCGTGCGCATCTGTTCCGCTGTCCAGACGCTGTTCGGCCAGAACCACTCTGGCACTGTCTCCTGTAGATCGATGAACATGTGCCACGGAGCCACGCCGCCTGTCTGCGGATTCAGGCCGACCCCGTAGTTGAACGGATCAGCGACGCCGATCAGGTTGACGGGAGGACGTGCGCCCTGCGTCGTCGTGATCCGTGGTCTACCGACAGGAGGCATCTGACTACCAGGTGTGAATCAGTTCGATGAGGAGGATGATCGCAATGGCAATGACCGCGATCTCTGTCAGGCCATACTCACGCTTCATGGTGTCGGCCACCTTTCCTTTGTATCCTCGATGTCATTCGGCGGCTCCGGCAGATCAGTCATCCTCGGGTACCGATCTCGCTTGTCTCCGTTGCCCACCTGGTACCCAATGAAGGCACCGAGCAGCCCGAAGATGCCGCTGAACGATGAGATGAGCACCTGCGTCTCATTCTCGGTAAGGGACGATGCCGTGTTTCCATGCTCGATCGCCGTCCACACGATCCCAGCCGTGAGGACGATGATTGAGATTGATACTCCGAGTGCCAACGCGAGAACGGAGTATGCTGCAAAGT